TACAATTTTTGAATATGGCGCACCAAATATAATAAAAGAAAACATAAATTTTATTGGACAAAACATATCATATTCTGATTTGATTTGTCTTTTGATCAAACAACATATTGAAAAACCAAATTATTTAGAATTCGGTTGCAGCTTTGGTAAGAATTTTTGGCAGATTATTAATAATTTTCAATACGGAAACTATACTGCCTGTGATGTTGAGTTTCCAAACCATAATGTTTTTGGCAAACTAAAATTAAATTCTGAACAAATCTTATACGAAGAGGTTTTTTTAAATAAAAAATTTATTTCACATAAATATTCTTATAATCTAAATGAAAAAAATATTAATTATTATAGAGGAAATTTATTAAATTCAAAAATATATGAAAATATTGCTCTTGAAAATATAAAATATAATTTTATATTTTCTGATGCATTTCATGAAGATATTGGTATTAGAAATGAAATTGACAATATTTTAAAATATAATTTAATTGATGAAAACTTTATTATATATTTTGACGATATGGAATTTGATAATGAATTTGAAATTTGTAAACAAAAATTAAATTATTTTTTTAATAAACCAATTTATAGTTATAAATTTTATATACATGGTTGGATTTATGAAAAAGAGCATAAACATAAAAATGCAATTTTAACAAATTTAAATTTAAACGATATTATGTTAAAGGTGATTTGAATGATTTTAGTTACTGGTGGTTCTGGTATGGTTGGAAATTCTTTAAAAGAAATAGTACCAGATGCTCTTTATATTTCTTCACAAAATTGTGATCTAAGAAGCGAACAAGATGTTAGATATATGTTTAAGCATTTAAAGCCAACAAAAGTAATTCATCTTGCAGCAAAAGTTGGCGGTGTAAAAGCAAATTCAGAACAGCTAGGACAATTTTATACAGATAATATTCATATAAATACAAATGTTCTACATTGCTCAATGGTTTATAAAGTTGAAAAAGTATTGTCCTTGTTAAGCACATGCATATACCCAGATATTGTTTCATACCCTCTTACAGAAGAGCAAATACATAATGGCCCACCACACGAATCTAATTTTGGATACGCATACGCCAAAAGAATGATTGATGTTCAATCAAGGGCTTACAGAAAGCAATATGGATGTAATTTTATTACAGCAGTTCCAAACAACTTATTTGGAGAACATGACAATTTTGATTTGAACAATTCTCATGTTATTCCTGCTATTATAAGAAAAATGTATGATGCTAAAGACAACAATGAAGATGTTGTGTTGTGGGGAGATGGTACTCCATTAAGAGAATTTACTTATTCAAAAGATTTAGCACAAATTTTATTATTTTTACTTGATTCATACAATAATGAAAATCCAATAAATGTTGGAAACACTAAAGAATATACTATTAAACAAATAGCGGAATTAATCGCAGTCAAAATTGGATTTAATGGAAAAATAGTTTGGGATAAATCAAAACCAAATGGACAGTATAGAAAACCATCTGATAATTCAAAATTAATTAATCTTGGTTTTGATAAGAACAATTATACGGATTTTAATATTGCCTTGACAAATGTATGCGATTGGTATAAATTAAATTATCCAAAAATTAGAGGTATTTAATGAAAACAGCCTTTATTACAGGCGTTACTGGTCAAGATGGTTCTTATTTAGCAGAATTGCTTTTATCAAAAGGATATAAAGTAATTGGTTTAAAACGTAGAACCTCTCTTTTGTGTACTGACAGAATCAATGAATTTTATAATAATCCAAATTTTGTTTTAGAATATTTTGAACTTGATGATGTATCTTGTATGTATAGATTGTTGATGAAATATCAACCAGATGAAATTTATAATCTTGCAGCACAATCGCATGTTAGAGTTTCTTTCGATATTCCCCAAAGTACAATAAATACTATTGTTATGGGTACTCTTAATTTACTTGAAGCAGTAAGAACTGTTTGTCCAAATGCAAAATTTTATCAAGCTTCTTCTTCTGAAATGTTTGGAGACAATCCAAATTTTCCTTATAACGAAGATAGTAAGCTTACACCAGCTTCTCCTTATGCAAATGCAAAAGTATTTGCTCATAATTTGATGCGTAACTATAGAATGTCTTATAATATGTTTGCATGTTCTGGTATTCTTTTTAATCATGAATCTCCAAGAAGAGGCGAAACGTTCGTAACCAGAAAAATTACTATGGCGGCAGCCAAAATCAAGCTTGGACTACAAGATAAACTTTATCTTGGAAACTTAGATGCAGTCAGAGATTGGGGCTTTGCTGGTGATTATGTTGAAGCTATGTGGCTGATGTTACAACAAGAAAGAGCAGATGATTATGTAATTTCAACTGGTAAGGCACATTCGGTAAAAGAATTCTTAAACTTAGTTTTTCAGAATGCAGGATTAAATGTTTCCAAGCATGTTGAAATAGATACAAGATTATTTAGACCACACGAAGTACCATATTTGCTTGGAGACAGCACAAAAGCAAAGAATTTATTGAACTGGACTCCAAAAACAGATCTAAGAACATTAGCAGCTATGATGTATGAAGAGGATTTGAAAAAAATATTATGATTTTAGTAACAGGTTATAAAGGTTATATTGGAAACAAATTATATAACAAATTAATAAAAAATGGCTATGAAGTAATTGGCATAGATCTTAAAGATGGTCATGATATTTGTGATTGCTTGCCAAAAAATAAAACTATAGATTATGTTTTTCATTTAGCTGCTTTGCCAAGTGTTGAATACTCTGTGTTAAATCCTAGTTATACTTTAAAGCATAACGTATTAGCAACATCTAGATTATTAGAGTGGGCAAAAGAAAATAATGTAAAAAGAGTAATCTTTTCTTCATCGTCTGCAATTTATGGAGATGGTAATGGCCCTAAATCTCCATACGGATTACACAAATTAATGTCTGAGCTAGAGTGTAAACTATACTCTGAACTATACGGTTTAGATACTGTTTGCTTGCGTTACTATAATCTTTACTCAGAAGACCAAAAATATGGTGGTGCTTATTCAACAGCTATATCTGCTTGGATGGAAATGATCAGAACAAATAAACCACTAAGATTGGATGGTGACGGCACCCAGACAAGAGATTTTATTCATGTTGATGACGTTGTAGAAGTAAATTTGTTTTGTATGAACTATAAGGACAAATTTAATGGAAATTTTTATGACATTGGTAGTGGCAAATCAATAACATTGAATTATATTAAACATTATATTAATAAGTATAATAATGTAGAATGGAATAACTCACCAGAAAGAATAGGTGATGTAAAAAATACAAAAGCAGATATAAGCAAAATATTACAACTTGGTTGGTCACCAAAAATTAATATAGAAGATGGTTTAAAACTTTGTTTTTATAAGGAGTAAAAATGCAACTTTCAAATCAAGCAGTTGGAGCAGTTATGATGGCTCTTCAAAAATCCCTAATGGAGCAATCAGATATTGTCCCAGTTATTAAAGAATTCAATTTAATTGAAACAGAAGAAGGATTGGTTGTCACAAACCCTCCAGTTCTCTCTATGGATTCAGTAGAGCCTAACTGATGCCAAGATACTCTTACACTTGTACAAGCTGTGAGAGCACTATAGAAGCCTCTCATTCAATCAATGAGAGGCTTTCTTATTGCGACTCTTGCGGAACAGACACACTAAAGAAAAATCTATCAATTCCAACAATAACCAAACAACCAGAAATCAACAATTTGACAAGTAATAAAAATGGTGCTATAGTTAAAGAGAAGATCGAAGAATTTAGAAAAGATCTTAAAGAACAAAAACAACAATTAAAGAATAGGGACTTATGATTACTTTATCAATCTTATTGTTATTATCGCTTATAATAAATGGCTTATTATTTTGGTACACAAGAAAGCTACTAGAAAAGCTTTCTGCATTTACTGAAGGTGTTATTGAATTTAAAATGAAACTGGAAGAATTAGCAGGACATTTACAATCAGTTCACCAATTAGAAATGTTTTATGGAGAGCCTGTATTACAAAATCTAATAAAACACATGAAACTAACTGTTATGGAAATCAAATTGTTTAGTGATTCCTTCATCATTAGCGAAGGGCAAGAAAAAGAAGAGGAGCCAGCCAATGACGAAGAAAAAGCAGAATAATTATTTTACAGATGCTCACGAACAGGCAATAATAAATTATGCCCTAACAACTGATAATAAAATTAGGACCGAATTGTATGTTAAGTACATTGAACCAGCATTTAATGAAATGGTTGATAAAATTGTATTTACTTATAAATTTACAACCCTACCAAATATTGATGACCTTAGATCTGAATGCAAGATTTGGCTTACTACTATTTTAGATAAGTTTAATCCTTCCTCTGGTTCTAAGGCTTTCTCTTATTTCTCTGTTATTACCAAAAACTGGTTTATTCACAAAGTTAAGAAAACGGCTGAACAAACAAAAAGAGAAGTTGGTATTGAAGAATTAGTAAAAACTTCTACTCATGAAACCTTGATAATTGAACATGAATATTTTATTAATAGAGAAGAGAATGAATTCTGGCGTGAGTTCTGGTATGAATTAAATAGCTGGCAACACGTTGAAATGAAAGGAAATGAAAGAAGAGTAGTAGAAGCAATAAAAATAATCCTTGAAGACCCAGACAGCATTGAAATCTTTAACAAAAAAGCAATATACCTTTACATTAGAGAAATTACTGGTCTTAATACAAAACAAATTGTTAATAATTTAACAAAAATAAGAACAAGATATAAGGATTTCAAGGACGATTGGGACTCTGGAAATATTTAATAAGGTTCTAATTATAATATGGCTAAAAGAAAAACCTTAGACGATTACGTTCAACAAGCATTACAAAATATAGAAAAAGACAGAGAAATAACAACTGAACTTCTTCAAGACGTTTCTCAGTATATTGGTAAGGATGAGCACAGACACGCTGAAGTGGGTCATGTTGCTGCAAAATATGTAGAATCATTACAAAGATCAAACGAACAGCTTGTAAAACTAACAGCTCTTATGATGAAAAGAGAAACATCTATATATGGTGAACTAAACGATACAGATAGAGATGAGATTTATAATTCCTTAAATGAGGATAGTTAATGTCGGTTTTGTTTGAGAGTAAAGATTATAATTTTATTGATGCTGGTGTAAACGAATATTATTTTGATGCAGAAGAACTAACTGATGCCAAAAATGCAGCTAAAGCCTTCTTTGATTCTAATAACTTTAAAAACAGATTAAATGTGTTTAAAGGAATGGCTACGTTCCAAGCAATTTGCTTATCACCAGCAATATTAGGTGCTGTTGCTGACAATCAAAGAGCCACAGATCCAACTAATCAATCAAAGTTTATTATGTTAAAAGCGCATGTACCAGAATTACATTCAATAATTGGTAATCCTTGCGATATATTAGATACAAAAATTGCTTATGATCTTAAAAAACAAGCAATTGTAAACTCTATCAAAAATCATCCTTGGTTTATCGGAAACATTAATGTACAAACTAATTCAATCTCTAGACTACCTTCATTTGGTGACATAGTTAGAGTTAGTTTTCAAAAAAATCCATCTGGTGGAAGAATGATGTATGGAGTTTATAAAGGAATTGTGTATAGTTCCAAAACTCAATCAATAGAGGAACAATGTAAAGAAACCTTATCCGAAAGCTTCAGCTCTTTGCCTGTTGTTACATTAGGAAATGTTACATAATGGCAAATAAGTTTCCAACAATTTCTGATCTAAACCCTTTTACAAGAGGTTCAAACTCATATTATCACGATGCTGAAGAATTAACAGATAAAAAATCTTCTTTATTAGCAATTTATAATGAAGATAATTATGTTAATAGGACCAATGTTTTTCACGGTGTTACAACATATGAAGGAATTGTTATTGATGAACCAAAATTGTTGACTTCCTTGACTAGAGATCAGCAGTCTTCTTTTACAGATTTAGATGTTACAGATAATAACAAATATGCAATGAAAGTTCACATACCAGAGCTACATTCAATAATTGGTAATCCTTGTGATGTAGGTGATTTAAAACAACTTTCACAAGATCAGAAAAAAGCAGAAACTATAAATAGAATTAAAAATCATCCTTGGTTTGTTGGAGATACAAGCGATAATATATTGACCTCTACAAGAGTTACGTTTGGTTCTATCGTAAGTGTTAGTTTTGAGAAGTCACCAGAAGGTGGAGCAACTATAAATGGTATTTTCAACTCATTAGTAGAACCAAGTTCGATTCAAAGTATTGAAGATTTATGTGATAAAAAGTTAAGCGAAATATATAACAACGCAGCAATACAGACATTAGATGGATTAATAACTAGCGGTACGCCAGTTTCTACTGGTACTAGTCCAACATCAACGTTTGTTGGCAATAAAGATGATCCAAGCTTTGTTCAATGCAAACCAAGCTATTATCCAAATTTACAAAAAAAAGAAACTACTTTTTCTAAATATGAACAATCATCTGTTGTTGAAGTTATTAAAAAAGTACAACCAGATAAGAATTGGCAAAAAATTATGTGGTGCTATATAAGACAAGAACAAGGTTTTACCTATCCAAACAATAACGTTGCTGGTATTAATATAGATTCTGGAAACTTTGGCCCAGAGTCGCAGTTTGATTATCAAACTTGCTATAGAGATGCCCAAAGATTTAGAGTTTTTGCTGGATTTAGTTCCCTAGAAAGAGGAATGAAAGTTTTTTCTGATATTGTATATAATAGAAGAAGTAAATATAAATTACCTGGTGATGGAACAATACAAGAACAAGCAGAAAAAATAGCTTATAATTATTTCTCTTGGTGGACAATACTTGCAACACCAGAGCAAATAGAATTGTTAAAAAAACAAGGTTATTTTATTTTGAGTAATGGTACAAAAGTAGAAAAAGATTATAATAAAACTTATAGTAATTTTGTTTCATTTCTAAATGAATATCAAAAATTATTTTAATTTTACTATAAAGGAAAAAATTTAATGAGATTTGGTATTGGCTCTCTAAACCCCTTTGAACAAGGATTGAAAGAATATTATTTAGATTCTGAAGATTTAATTGATGCTAAAAGTGCTGCTTTAGCTTTAACAAATAGAAAAAATGTAAGAGATAGATTAAATATTTTTGAGGGTGTAACACAGTATCAAGGAATTGTTATAAGCGAAGTTAGATTGCTTACATCTTTAGGAATACCAAATTTAGCAACAGACGAAGCCCAAGACAACATACAAACAACAAGATTTGTAATGAAAGTACATATACCACTAATACATGATAGTATTGGAAATCCTTGTGATGTTGGTGACTTAAAACAATTAAGTTTAGATCAGCAAAAACAATTAGCAATAAACAGAATTAAGAATCATCCTTGGTTTATTGGTAAAGCTAGAGCAGAATTTAACAATAGTATTCCTTCTTTTGGATCTAAAGTTTTAGTAGAATTCAAAAAAGGTCCAAACTCTGGAAGAATGATTGATGGTCTTTTTTTACACACTATAGAAGAATCAAGAACCAATTCAATAAATGATTTTTGTAGCACAAATTTGTCTAGCCTATTCCAAAACAAAATTAATGGACTCACAACAATAGGTGGAGCAGCCCCAGCACAATCCTCTTCACCAACTCAACCACCAGCTCAAACTTTTAATTCTTCTGTTGTTGAATTTTCTAATACTTTACAAACCCCAAACACAAACGAATATGTGATTGGAAGTGAACTAACTGGATTAACCAGTATTGTAGAAGCTGAATCGGCTATTTGGAAAAATAAAAAAGAAAAAGATCCATCTGTCTATTCAACATTGAAGAAATATTGGGATAATCTTCCTGGTTGGGATGGTAGATGGAGTGCTACTGGAACTCCTTGGTCTGCTGCTTTTATATCTTATGTAATAACCAGAGTAGACTCTTCCTTTCCAAAAAGTGCAAACCATAATGCTTACGCTAATGAGGCAAAAAAGAATGTAGGTGGATGGACAGCTTGGAAAGCAGATAAAACTAAAAAATATAAAGCACAAATTGGCGATATATTAATATATGCAAGACAAGATCCCTCAAATCCACAAGCATCTCACGGAGATACTGTATATAAAATATTAAATAATGTTGCATATTTAGCTGGCGGAAACTTGGGAGATTCTGTTTTGGCTGGCGATTTCTCCACATATATGAGATTACCAATAGATAAAGATGGATTTTATTCCAATTTTTCTATTTCTGATAAAAATTATATCATATTATTAAAGAAAAATGGCAGAGTTGTTAATTTATAGTTTTAATCTAATTAGAATAGGATAAAACATATGTCAATATTTGCAGATAATGTAAGAGATACATCTGATAAAACATTAGAAAATTTAGATAAAAATACAAAAAACGCCTCAGAAAGAAATACGGGCAATAAACCTCCTAGAAATCAAGGTAGAGGTTTTGCTAATGGTAAAAAAATAGAACCTATTCCTTCTTTTTCTGTTGCAGATAGTGAAGTTGTATTACAAAATGATAATGGTTCTAGAATAGTTCTTGGAAGAGACAGGAATGGAAATATTGCAAGTGGATATGGAGGATTAGGTCATTCTGCTTGTGCAACTATTGATTTAGTTGTTGGACCTATGGCTGGTTCACAAACAGGTGCAAAAGATGGGCTAAAAGTAGATCCAAACTTTTTTACAGATGCAGCAAGAATTTATATAAGCCAAAAAGCAGATATTGATAGATACTTTGGTTTAACAGAAGGTCACGCTGGTTTGGTTGAAACAAGATCCTCTATAGGTATAAAAGCTGACGCAGTAAGAATTATAGCCAGAGAGGGTGGAATAAAATTAGTTACTGGAAAGGCAAATATATCTGGATTTTCTAGTGGTGGAGAAAAAAACTCTAATGGTGGTATGATAAAAGTATATAAAGGAATTGAATTGATAGGCGGAAATGATACAGAGGACGAATATTTAACAAGTTTTTTTGGTTTTAATGTTTCTACATCATTTTCTATTCCTGGTGCAAAAAGAGTTTCAAGATTGCAACCAATGGTAAAAGGTGAAAATCTTGTAGAATGTCTAGAAGAAGTTTTAGATTCATTAGCGGATTTAAATTCTGCTTTGTTGTCTTTTGTAAGAACACAAGAATTATACAACACAACAACTTCAACTAATATAAGTGCTATTTCTACAGCATTGTTCCCACTAGCTCCCGCTGGTGTTGTACAAACTGGCGTTACTGCTTCTACTAAAATTACAAATATTACAAACGTAACAGATGTTTGTAGCAAATTGACTACAAATTTGCAGTTACTAAAAATGAATTATCTAAAACACACATCTAAACTATTTATTAACAGCAGGGATCACAAGCTGACATAATGCCAAGAAACTATAAAATAACAAAAGCACAAGTAAGAGGTGCTTCTTCAACATCTCAAATAGTCGAAAACAATAATGTTCAACAAGTTTCCAACACAGAACAGTTAGAAACAGTATACTCAGTTGAACAAAACACTTGTAAAGAGTTTGTAGCACCAGAAGAGCCAGTAAATCCAAATCCTTGTCCAACCTGTACGCCAAATCCAGATGCAATAGTGCCAGATTGGACTACCATAGATGATAATGGTGATCCGTTTTTAAATGAACAAAATTGTTTGTATTCTGTAGTAATTGAAACAAAATATAACAGTACTGGTGGTGATGATCTACCAAATAGAATTAGAGAATATAAACCAGTAGCAGCTAAAAAATTATTAAGATTTTATAGTAAAAAAGAAACTGATTTAATAGTAGATTTGATGGTTAATGGTGCTCAAAGTGCCAAAGGACCATTAGTTGGGTCTGACTATTATGTTCCTACCGAACAATCTGGTAGAATGAAAATACTGTATGTAATACCAGCTTTTAATTTTGATGGTATAGAAGAAGATTATAAAGATCCAAACAATAATTTAACAAATCCAACAATTGTAAATGAATTTTCTATTCCATTAAACAAAATTTCAATGATGTTGAGTAGATTTAACTTGGTAATGGGTGTCTATGGAAAATACCAAGCAAGATTCCATTCCATAGATGATGGTAGAATATACTACGGAACCAGCAAAAGAGAGTTCATAATAGGCACACCAGATACTAACAATATTTTGGCAGATATATACGAAATTACTGAAGGCTTAAACTATGTTTTAAAAAATAAAGGCTATAATGAGATAAATGACGCTGATGTATTACCAGACAGCATAGCTGGATTTGTTTTCGATTCAGAAAAAGTTGCAAGCAACATTAAAATAAATGTTGACGATAAATACAAAGTAGTAAGCTGCGTTATAGAACAAAGTTCTTGTCCTCCAACAGAGATAAAAGAACCAGAAGAAGTAGAAAGATTATTTAATAGACTTCCATTTAATAATCCAACAGTTTTGGCATATCTAAGCAGAATGGAAGACATTCATAGAGATATAACAGCCAGAGAGCCTATGCCTTGGCTTGACTTCATCAAAAAATACACATATCCAGCCTTATCAATAGATTATGGAAACGCCACTCTCATTGATAATGATGAAACTTTATTAGAATGCATTACAAGTGCTGTTAATGATTCTTTAGAAAAATTGGGAAGCTTGTTAGTAGATAAAATTGCATCATTTCCTAACGTCTTGCTTGATAAATACATGCAAGATATTGAAGATTGTAGACTTGAAGAAGATGAATTTAAGTTTCGACAAAAGTTTAAGGAAGATTTACTTAAACACACTGATAAATTCAATGAAGAATTAACAAAAAAATTCTTTGCTGAACTTGATTTGGTTGTTGATATGAAGAAAAGAATCAAATCTTTAAGAAGAAAAGGCGTAAATATAAAAAACATATATACATCTATTATTGATGATTATGGTTACTGTGGTATATTTGCTTTACTAAATCAAGCATTAGAATGTCTTGCTTCTGGTATGAGTTTTGGCGATTACTTAAAGAAAATGGTAGAAGCTGCATTGAAAAATTTAGCTCCCAAAGACTTAACGTTTTTGTTAAAAGGCTTGCCAGCAGACAAAAGAGTACAAGTTTCCAAAAAAGTTAAACAAGAAATTGCTAAAGCTATTGAGGAGGGGCTTAAGTTCCCAGATAATCTTGAAGATGCTAAAAAAGCAAAAGAAGAAAAAGATAAAAACGATGCTTATGCTAAAGCACAAGAAGAACTTGATAGAGAAGCTGAAGAAGCAAAGCAAGCAGCAAAATCATCATATGCTAATTCTGATAAAGTCGCACAACAACAGTCAGAAGCAAGAGCTACTGAAACAACACGAACACAAAATCAAGCGGAATCAACTGCACAATTAGAACAAAATAATGCTAAATTAAAAGAATTAGAATCTCAAATTGCTGTAAAAAAAGAAGAAGTTTCTAATCGAGAACAAACATTAGAAAATTTAGAAAATGATTTGGAAAAAACTGAAAATAAAACTTCTAAATCTACAATAAAAGAAAAAATAAAAAATGAAGAACAGCAAATCTCTAAGTTAAGCAACGAAATATCAGAATTAGAAAGTCAATTATATGATATAAAATCTTCTAGTTTTGAAGAAGAGGCTATGCTTGATATAATAGAAAACGGTCCAAGAACTAGTAATAAAGGCACCATAGGCAAAAATGGTGTTGGTAAAGCCCTTGGAGAAATACAAAAAGTATTAATCAAAGCTTATATTGAAGCTTTGATGGATTTGGTAGGAATAGATGATTTAGTAAGGTATTTAAAAAGCTTACCAGGAGCTGATATTATTTCTAGAATATTTAGCCAAGCTAAAAATTGTGTCAGCCCACAATCTAAAGTTATACAACCAGGGTGGAATGATTTCTTTAAGACAATAGAATTAGATTTTTGTAGAAACAATTACTCTATTACATTACCAAAATTTCCTAAATTTAAATCTTTTTTTGCTCTTTTATCTTCATTGATTAAGAAATTAGGTCAAATATTCTTAAAAGTATTAGAACAAGTTATATCACAAATTATTTTGGCAATAATAGAAAAATTATTATCTCTTCTAACAAATGGTCTATGTTCTCTTTTGAGTGCTTTAGCTAGTGCTGCTGCTGGCTTAGCGCAGGGCCAAAGCCTTCTTAACATAGTTAGAAATGCCTTTGGCTGCGATCCTCTAACACCAGACGATGAAATAGCTAAAGCAGTTCAACAAGTATTTGGTGGTTTGGGTGCGGCTCCTTCAACTGCTGCTGCCACAATAGAATCGACAGAAAGATTAATGTCAACCATATCCAATACTTTGAATACATTTGAGATGGTTGATTTACTGAGAGGTAATCTAGACCCAACCAAACTATCAGCACTAAGAAGAGTAATTGCAATTGATACACCAGAATATGCAGAAGCTTTCAACAGTGAAAGAGTTATTAATGATGTATTCTTTTCTCTTGGTAAAATAGTACCACAAGATTTGTTAGATAGTTTAGAAAATCAAGCTAGACAAGCAGTTTCTTTTAATCCTAGTTTTGGAGAGAATTCTTCTATATGTCCAACACCAGAAAGATTACAAGAATTTGATAATTTAAGAACTTCCTTATTATCAGCAAAAGGATTAAATGACGATCAAATTAAACATCAATTAGAACAATTAAGAAATAGAAATATTGAAAATGTAAAACAAATTGCTTTATTGGCAACTAGTTCTGATATTGGAAGCTATGTTGCCTCTCAATTACCTCCATTAATTTCAAGTCCAAGCTCTAATTCTCTTTGTTCAACTAGTGGCAATAACAATAATCAAAACGGTATATTACCAAGTGATTATCCAATGGTGACAGAAATTGCTAATGAAACTAGCGAGTACTTGTTTAACTCATTAGAAAAAGACTTTTTCAGAGATGTTTTAGATCCACAATTTTTCTCAAGATTTGATATTGGTAAATTAGACACTAAAGCATTTTTTGATATAGTGTTGGTAGATGTTGGTGGTAATTCTTATTCCGACCATTACAAGAGACTAGGAAGTGTTTTCTTACCTACTTTTGATAATCAATCACAATATCAATATTTTGATGAAGTCAGACCATATATAACAAGCGATGATCTTGTAGCTGATACATTCTTCCCAGATACTGTAGCTAAAGAATTGTCTACTACTCTCACAGCCTTAGAACCAGTATCAAATGCTAATTCTACAGTTTTGTTGCCTACTAGTCGCGAAAACTATCATGAATCATTTGCTAAAAAAGCATCAGATCTTGAAATAATAATAGATAATTCTAAATCATTAACTTCTTGCGATGTTTTCTATAACAGTCATGTTGGAACCAATGTTGGCGATACTTATATTCCTAATTATAGAGATATGAGTAGAATTTTGTTGTTGAAAAAATCAATCAGTAAAGAATTAGAAGAAGAATCTTCAATAGCAAATCCGCTTGATTCTGAAGAAATCACATTTACAATTACATTTAATGGTACTGATATATTGTTTAAAACAATTAAATCTATGTTTAATGTACAACATACATACGAAGATGATCTCTTAAATAAGATAAATACCTTAAATTATCGTGGTTATGAATATTCACCACAATCTGAAATCTTCAGTAAGCATTTAAAGAACATTCTTACTCCAACAGGTATAGACAATTTAAATGAAGTTGACAGTTTTTATAAAAAAACTTCTTTTGATACAATTACTCAAGAATTACAAAAATTTATCTTTAAGGATATAGTTTATGAAAATGAAGCTTTCAAGTTTGGTTTTGAGTTTAACGATGGAGATGTGGTAAGAGATGAGCATCTAGAATTAGATCCCGATACTTTAGAACCAATTGAAACAAATCCAAGAGTTAAATTTTTAGACCCAAACAAATATGGTGGTACTGAAGAAGCACCAGCCGTTTATATTGAACCAAGAACAGAACAGGGTGGTTGGCTTGGTATATTACAATCTTGTATACCAGAACCAATGTGTGAGCCAAAACAAGAATCATTATTTAATTTTGATGAAATTAAGAAAAGAATAAATGACTTATTAAACAAGCTTGAAGAAGACGAAAGAATAAATGAAGATCCAGAATGTATTAAAGAACCACCATATGGTAAATTATTAAGTAAAGTTTCCAATTCTTTCTTAGAAGGCGTAATTCAAGCAACAATAAGAGTATATGTTGTTGAGAGCATTCTAAAAACTATGCCAATTTTTACAAAATATATTATTTCCTTCCCAGACATGATGGATGAAACATATATTCAATATATTTGTGAAAATATAGAAAGCGGTTTGCTTAATCAAGAAGGTGGATTTTTCAGTCAACTTGATGATGAATATTATTTGATATTTTTAGAACAAGCTGTTCAAGTATTTGGAAGAAGAATTGATATGGGTGAAATAACTCCAACTGAAGCTGAAGCTAGTTCGGTTGGGTTCCTAAACGAATATCAAACAAAATTTAAATATATTACTAATGATGACTTCTTGGCAATAAGAAGAGCAAGCGATAATCAATTTAGTCAAACAATAAGTTCTATTGATAGAACAGGAATGTTGGCTAAAGTAATAAGAGAAAAATTTGATAATTCTATAGGTGCTTTTACTAGTATAGATAAATTAAGAAAAGAAATGAGACTTCAAGCTATTAGAGATACTAAAAATATTGCTAAGGTATTGTTGAATTCTTTAATAAAAGAACAAGTATCTCTCTTAACTGACAGAATGAAAACAATATTGGTATTTCCCAATAAACCAACAATTGAAAATATTCATAGACATATGCTTAGTAGCGATTCTACTAAGAAAGATTTAAAAAATGATTATTTTATATTTCCAAGTTACAAATACTCTTATTTTGATGTAGCATCTAACCTTGATGATACACCTTTCAAATTTGATGAAACTTTAGAATCTATACTATCAGAAAAATTAAATAATTTAGTTGGTAATGGAACATTTATTCTTGAAAGATATATCAAATTGATTGATAAAAGTGATCAGACAAGAATCGAAATATCAAATAGATCCGACAACCTATTTAATATTGTTAATATTAATGATTTTAATACCTTTATACAAACTCTACCAGAAGATTTAAAAAATAAAAAAATATCTGAACTTTTTGGCGATCTTTATTTAGATACACAAACGAATGAAAACGGAGAAGAGGTAGAGGTTACTAGAGGTACAACATTGGGTGTCAAATATGGTTTAAGAGTAAGTTATGTTCCAGCAGTATCCGCTCCCCGTTTAGGTAATATGGATTTAGATTATTGCTTACAAAATAAAGCGTTTAATGTTGGAGCGTATGACAGTAATGTAAATATGAAAGAAATTATTCCTCTAGCCTCAACAGAAATTGACTTACAAGATGGAATAGTTGGTGAATTAAATCTATTTGAGGGTGAAAATTCTTTTGATTATGAATGTTTATTGAACAAATTAACAAACAGTGTAGATTATAAGTTAATATTTAATTATTGCTTCCCAATGCAAAGATTTATGTCTTTAGCAGCAATAACAATTGATAATAATTTTATGTATTTCTTGGGTGCAGATGATAATTGGAACAAAAATAAAGAAGATTTGTTCACACCAGATGAAATTAAATTTGAAAATTCTAAGAAAAGTTGCAGAAGCATATTTGAGACAGTTTATAATTCTCAACAATACGATTATGAATCTCCAAATGTTAGAAGAGAAAGACAAAAATTAAGTGATTATATAAAAGGATTTTTGTGGGCAAATAATCCATTAAGATTCCTAGGAAGAGGTGCTTCTAAATCTAGAATAGTGAAAGATAGACCTTATGATAAACTCAAGAACGAATGTAAGAAACCAGACGAGGGATAAAAAATGGCAGGAATTTCACCAGTTTTACCATTAAGGCTAGACAGCACAGATGGAATAAGTTTGACTCAAACACTAAAACAAGCAACTTATCAAAATTTAAAAAATTTGTTATTAACTAATCCTGGCGAAAGGATTGATTCTAATTATGGTGTAGGTCTTAAAAGATTTTTATTTCAACAAATGTTGGCAGAAACATATGAAGAGATGAATGCTATTATTCGTAGACAAGTTTCTTTATATGTTCCAAATATACAAATTGTGTCTCTAGACATTACCGAGCCGTCCGATAATTCTAATAAGATCTCATTAGTTGTAAAATATATAATACCAGCATTAAGGACTAATGAAGTATTTTCATTGCCAGTAACAACATAAATTATTTAATAATCTATTTATAATATGGCAAAAAACAGACCAGTAATTAAATATACAAGCAAAGAGTATACTTCGATCAAAAAAGATCTAGAACAGTATATTAAAATTAACTACCCAGACATATACAAAGATTTTAGCGATAATTCTTTTGGTTCAATTATGATAGAAGGTGTATCTTATGTTGGAGATA